CAAAACATTTTACAAAATTCGACAAGTTCGATTATTACTGGCCCTCATTTGCAAATATTGGCGAACAGGCAATTGAAAATAAAGAGATTTACTTCCAAAACAATCCAACACTCGACGACGCAACATTCGGATACACACCACGATACGCCGAATATAAATATTTACCATCTACTGTTCATGGAACATTCAGAACAAGCTTAAAATTTTGGCACATGGGTAGAATATTTGCCGGCCCACCATCATTAAACCAAGATTTTATAGAGTGCGACTATGAAGAAGTAAAAAGAGTATTTGCAGACCCAACATCAGAACACTTATATGTGTATTTACACAATGAAGTAAAAGCCACAAGACTTATGCCATACTTTGGAACACCAACAATTTAAATAATTAACAATGAGATATAAAAGAAGAAAAACAAGCCGAAAAGCTAAATTTAATTTCGGCGTTAGAAAGCAAAAAAGAAAAAGTAAAAAATACAACTCATTTAGAGTATCACGAGGCGGTATTAGACTTTAATAATAATTACATAGCTCACAGCTAAATGCAATGTTTCACACCATACAGAGTAAAAAACAGGAACAAAGATCTTAACCATCAGAATTTAATGGTAGATGTTCCTTGTGGAAAATGTCTTGCTTGTAAAAAACGTAGGTCATCACAATGGAGTTTCAGATTAAACGAAGAAGCAAAAATATCTACATCCGCTGCATTCTTAACATTAACGTATGAAAACCCCCCAATAACAGAAAATGGGTTTCATACATTAGATAAAACGGACTTTCAAAAATTTCTTAAAAGATTAAGAAAAAAATGTCCTACATCAAAAAAACAAACACGTATTAAATACTACGCCTGTGGCGAATACGGTTCTAAAACATATAGACCTCATTATCATGCAGTATTATTCAATTTACCATATAATCTTATTCAAAACCCTCAAATTATTTCAGACACTTGGCAGAATGGCCATATACACCTTGCAAATAATAATTTGGCTACTATTAATTATGTTGTTGGTTATATGACCAAATCAAATTTTACAAGAATAAATCAATACGACGATAGAAAACCAGAGTTTTCACTTATGTCTAAAGGTATGGGTTTGGGTTACCTAACAACAGCTATGCAAGATTATTACAAAAAACGAGAACTATTTTGTATAGTACGAGAAAATGGGCATATTATATCTATGCCAAGATATTACAAACAAAAAATTTTTACTAAAGATCAGTTAACAAAAATGTATAAAGACTGGATAGAACAAAATGAAATAAATTTTAACGAATTAACACACGAAGACGAAAGAATTAAACATGAGTATTATAAAAACTTAATACGAAAAGATAAAAAGGAACAAATATTTAAAAGACAATTAATATGAAAAAAAGAGTAACACGCAAAAAGATTATATTTAGAACACAATATAATCACATACCAGATAACGGAAAAATAATGTCAACAGAGACATTAACAGTACCAGACCAAAATATGTCAATAAAAACTTTATTAGACAGACATTCAAGAGGATTACCTCTTGGAGTTTCACAACAAAAAGGCGAATACTTCGATACCGAAGTACCTAGATTCGACGATATTACAGATATGGTAGCTTATAAAAAAGAGCTAGCCAGAAAACATAAGGAACTTATGAAAAAAGCTGAAGATGAAATTTCAGCAAAAAAATCCGCAGCTGAACAAGCAGCTGAGGAACAAAAGAAGGAAAAAAGTCAAAGCGAAGCTTGATAGTTTTCCTGATTCAAAGCGAGGTACGAGCGCTAAAGCACTAATACCTACTTGATATATTAGTGCTAATTGACACTAAAAAACAAAAAAAGCGCAAATAAAAGGAGGCACGACGCTAAAAAAGCTTTAAAAAAAACAAAAAAGTCAATTAAAAAAACAAAAAAAAAACAATGAGTTTGCAAAAACGATAAATAAATACTATATTAGTACCAATAACAGAGGTACGGACTATAAAAAAAAATAATTTTACATACTATAAATTATAGTTCAAATTAAATTTAATTAACAATATAACACTTTACTATGAAAACAGAAAATTTTAAAACAGAACAAGAAAAACAATTTGAAGACCAAAAAAGAGCAATAATATTACAACACTGTGTCACTTGCCATCAGCAATTAGACCTACTTCAATTACGTCTTATAAATTTCGACGACTTAATAAAAGGAGTTCAAGACACAATAGACAAAACAAGAATGGAATTAAAAAACCTTAAACCCCCTACTCCAGCATTTGAACCAGCTGGAGACCCTATAAAACTTAAAAAAGTATGAGTTTATTAGGATTACTAGGCTCAGTAGGAGCATCAATAATTTCAAATAGAGGTGCTAAACGTAGGCAACAACAAGCAGATCAACAAAATATAAAATTTTGGCAAATGCAAAACGCTTATAACACACCAAAACAACAAATGCAAAGACTGAAAGACGCGGGTTTAAATCCCGCGTTAATCTACGGAACAAGCGCAAATACCGGAGTTGCCGGTTCAGTCGCACCATCAAGACCAGCACCATATAACGTAAAAGACCCGACACCGTCGGCTTTACAGAGTGCAATGATTACATCACAAGTACGATTACAAAATTCACAAGCAAATAAAAATAACGCAGAAACAGAAAGAATTCAGGGTATAACACCCAATGAAGTTAAAGTAAAACAAGAAAAAGCAATACAAGAGGCACTTAATACTGCGATATTAAGTAAAACAGAAAAAGCAAAAGCACAACTTATATTAGAAAAGTTGTTACAAGAACAACAAAATACTAAAAACATTAAATCACGTACAGAGTACGAAATAAGACTTAGAAAAATGGGTATTTCACCCACCGGTTCAACCGGCGTAAACATCCTCAAAGCATTAATGCTTGGAGCGCAATATATAAAAGACGAGTTTTTAACTAATCCACAAGAAATAACACGAACCCCAAATAGATAACTATGAGTATATTTAGCAAAGTGGCGATGCCACGACCACCATCAAACACATTTGATTTATCACACGACAGAAAATTCTCAGGTCATATAGGAGAACTAATGCCAATTTCAGTAATGGAATGTGTACCAGGAGACAGATTTAATATTAAAGCAACAAATCTTACAAGATTTGCACCACTTATTACACCAATAATGCACAAAGCAAGTGTATACTGTCACTTCTTCTTTGTTCCAAATAGAATACTTTGGAATAAATGGGAAACATTTATATCAGGTTCAGTAGATGGTCAATATCCAAATTCAGACCCAACAAACCCAGCTTATTCATCACCAACATTCCCAAAAGTAGATTTAGATGCCGGATTTTCCGGAGTATCATCTTTAGCAGATTACTTAGGTTTACCTACAGACACAACAGCAGTAAATGGAGTATCAGCATTACCATTTGCAGCATACCAAAAAATATATAACGATTATTACAGAGACGAAAATTTAATAGCACCTGATGAAGTAGAACTTATTGAGGGAACACAAACAGCATTAGAAACAGTAAAACTAGCTACTCTTAAAAAAAGAGCATGGCAACATGATTATTTCACCTCAGCATTACCTTGGACTCAAAAAGGACCAGAAGCAACAATACCGTTAGGTGGAACAGCACCTTTAAGATATGTAGATGTTAATCCAGTTGGAAATGATTACACTATAGCAAGACAGCCAGCTTCACTAGGTGGATCTCCCTTAGCAGGTCAAACTAATGTAGCAATTAATACAAACGGATCTGGAGCAATATTTAATGCAGGTAATCCTGGAGGTTGGAACGTAGATGTAACTAATACACACGATGTAGATTTATCAGGAGCAACAGCTGCATCAATAAATGAATTAAGAAGAGCATTTAGATTACAAGAATGGTTAGAAAGAAACGCTAGAGGCGGAACAAGATATATAGAAATAATTATGGCACATTTCGGTGTAAAATCATCCGATGCCAGATTACAAAGACCAGAATTCCTGGGAGGCTCATCAACCCCCATTACCATTAGTGAAGTGTTACAAACCTCTGATAATTCAGGAGGTACTGAGGGGGGCCCTCAGGGTAACATGGCCGGCCATGGAGTTTCAGTTGGACAATCAGATTATGTATCATA